CATCAAAGTTAATTGTTCCCGTTGCGGCTGAGGCTACCGTGTTAGCACCTTCAAGAAGGCTGGTTACTACGCCACCGTTAATTACTGGAGATGTAAGGGTTTTGTTAGTGAGGGTCTGGGTACCCGTAAGGCTTACGACTGGAAGGTTTGTCGTGGTCTGAACGCGTACATCGGTGATGTTGGCGGTCAGGATAGATGTGACGGAGGTTCCGACTAGAACCTGAGCCAATGCGATGGAGTTGGCTGGCGTAGCAGGTGCGACTGGTGAGGCGGCGGCTGTTCCCGTGACCACATTCACCACGATGTTATTTGTCGATCCTGAGTAATAAGCATCATTGACGGTTAAGCAGACGAGATCAATGCGAGAGTTAGATGATGGCGCGGTAGCGATTGCCGCGTTCAATACGGCATCGTTGTAGGAAACATAAGTTCCCTGAGTTGTCGTGCTAGTTCCTACGATTGCAGCCCAACCTACGGCGATGTTCACCGACATATTTGGCGTTCCGTTTTGAGTTACGGCAAGAGAAGTTGAGCCGATGATGCCCGTTGTCGCGTAGAGAGCTTGAGTGGTTAAGCGATCATTTTCCGCTGGATGTGAGCCGTTTTGTAACCAGCTAGGCGGTGTGCGTAATGCCATCAGTTCTCCCTGTTATACATAAGCGTTGTTCCATTGTACCGAAGCGGTTGTCGTTCCTGCCGTTGTTCCCGAACCCGTGAAGTAGAACTGATTAGTCCCCGGAACTGCTGCGAACCATAGAGATGATCCTAGCAATAAGTTACGAGCAGGTGTCCCGTTAAGAAGGACTGTGCGATTAAGTAGATCAATCGAGATGACATCCGAAGCCGCCATTGTGTAGCTGAAGTTAAGAGAGGCGTTGGCTGTAATGCTTCCGATTACAGGGTTTGTAACAGGGCCGTAAATTGAAATTAGCGGGTAGGTATTAGTCCATCCGCTATTGATGACTGTGGCGAATTGAGTGTTAGAACCACCACCAAAGGTCAAGGGATAGACACGGGGATAGGTGCGCCCTAGTGGGGTCGTGTAGGTCATTATTGCGGTCTGTACGCCGTTGTCATAGTACCGAGGATCAGGGCAGAAGAAGTCATATTGGGCTTTGATGTAGCCGTAGGTGTATTCAGGATCGACTGTGGCTTTAGCGGCTCTCACGCGAGCATTGATGTATTGAAGTCCACCGGCAGGGGAGAGTTGGAACTGAAGTGGGGTTGTGCCTGTTTGCTGAGGCTGGAGAGTGGCTTGCAAGAGGTTTAGGTTTTGAAATGCTGAGTTGCCGTTACCCGACAAGATGAGCATGGTCATTGTGATCGTTCTACCGCTAAGGAAATCTCGACCTGAGAACATTCCGTCTTGGTAGCCGCGATCTGCATCTTGAACGCGCAAAGTTGGCAGACCTTCTAATCCATCAACCGAGGTAATTTGATAAGGCGAGCCTGCCCCACCGAATACAAATCCGTTAAAGGCGAAAGAGTAATAGTTGAGTGAGGATACGGTTGCCATTAGTCACCCCTTCTCATGGAAGTTCCAGATAACAAGCTAGGTGCAGAAACATTTGTGGCTATCGGGGTGCCGAATTTGAGCGCGTTCACCGTTTGTTGCGCCGTAGCGTTAGGGTCTGTGAGGTTTATTCCAGTCACCGATACATTGTAGTTGGTGTAATTAGAAGCATCTTTTGTTCCGCCTAGCGCATTAGGAGAAGTCGTTGAAAGGGTTGGGGTATAAGAGTTGTATCCAGTAGTGACTCCTAGCGCAGAGCTAGCGACCCCTAACGATGCTAAAGAGGCTTGAACTTGCTCTGCCTTGGCTTGTAGCGCATCAAGTTGTTTCATGGTCGAGTCTGAGATGGCAGTTACAGACTTGCTAAAGGCATCCTGAGCCGCCGTAATGGAGTTCTGAAGGGTATCTTGCGCCTTTTGTAAAGCAAGGTCACGGGCATCTGTGGCGGCTTTTGTAGCCTTATCTAAGGTGTCTTGAGCTGTGGTAAGTGCCTTGTTGAAGGTGTCGTTTTCCTTTTCCATAGCAGTCTGCATAGCTGATGAGTTGGCGGCAAGTTGTGTTTGTAGATCAACGCCGACTTGCGCGTATTGCTGTGCGAGGGCTTGGGTAGCAAAACTCGTTCCATCGTTCATCTGCGCGGCAAGAGTATTAAGCCCGTTCTGAGATGTGTCTTGGATTTGAGAGTAGAGAGATTTAATAGAGTTTTGAGTGTCAGGAGTTGCGTTGAGGACTGACTGAGCAAGCGCATCTCCCTGGGCTGGCCCTTGTGAAATAACCTCATTGATGAAAGATTGGTTGTAGCCCTGTGCAGCAAGAAGTCCAGCATCTTGTTGCAACTGCGTAATCTGAGCCATTTGATCTTGCAACTGAGATACCAGACCGCCGGCAGTTCCTCCACCAGCCGTGAATAGTTTGCCGATGTCGATCTTGGTTGCGCTGGCAAACGCGCCAGTCATTGCATCGATAGATTGCTGAATAATACTCTGTCGCTTATCGGCGGCGGCTTGCTCTAGTTGCGCGGCTTTATCTGCGTACTGTTGCTGAATATTAAGCAAGTTTTCCTGATGGGTGGCAGTAGCGTTCTCGACTGCGGTGTTGTAATTATCTTGAGCCGTAGCCATAGCATCGTCATACTTTTGGTTAATGTCTGCGACTGATTGGTTATAAGTTTCGTTGGCTTTTGCTAAAGCATCGTCACGAGTAGCAGTTGCCGCATCCATCTTCTGTTGGCGGTCTGTGAGAACAGTATTCATCTGATCTTCTAGCTTGACTGCCTCATCGTTGTATTTCTTGATTTCGGCGTTGCGTTTGGCTAGTGCGGTGGCAGTTGCTTTAGCAGCAGCAGCATGGGCTTTAGATACATTTCCAGCGGCTCCGAGGTTGCCTGTAACGCCGGTATCCCCACCCGCGCCAGTAGTTCCGGCAGTGGCGAGTTGGTCAGCAAGGCTAGCTCCCCCACCGATTTTCTTATTAGCTAGAGCATCTAAGCCCTTACCAAAATCACCGATTTTCTTTGCGGCTTCATCAATACCTGCGCCGATACCCTTGAAGTGACTGCCGATAAGAGGCAAGTGAGAGGCAGCATCTACAACTTTACCGATAGCCCCTACGATGTACCCAAGAGCATCAACGATTGCCTTAATAACATCAACGACGACTTTTCTTAGACCTTCGTGCGTGTTCCAGAGATTTACAAGTTGTTTAATCCAGTCGCCGATGGCGATGTTGTATAGCCAAACGATTGCTGGAATGAGAACGCCCGTAATAAACTCCATCAGTTTTGTCAGGATCGGTATGACAACTGCGCCGACCTTAACTGCCACATCGTCAAACTTGGCTTTTAAGACTTGGATTTCACCGGCAAAGGTGTGAGTGTATCCAACTGCTTGCCCGCCGATCTTTTGGTTTAACTCATCCATTGCCTTAGTGATAGCCTGATTCTTGGGCAAAGTTGTGTCTAAAGTAATACCAAATTCTTTGAAAGCGCGAGCGTTACCCATTGTCCCTTTTTCAAGGGTCATTGCGGCAGTAGCTAAATCTTCATGTTTGTAGCGAGCAAGATCAGCTGCCATTGTCATTAACTTGGTGGCTTCAGTTGTCGAGCCTGTTGCAGAAATTAAAGTCTTATATGCGCCCTCTGTGGCAGAAGTAGAAAAACCCAAAGCCGACATTTTTTCCGTTGTCGCTTGGATTTCTGTTCTATTGGCGGCGGTGTTTTGTTTTGAGTTATTAAGTGCCGTTGAAAGTTGTTCGGTGGCTACCTGAGTGTCCTGAATTGCCTTAATAGCATCGCGCAATCCACCTTCTAGCATTTGTGCGCCCTGCATCATCAAGTTTCCACCAAAGACTCCAGCCATGACAGTCTTTAATGAGGAGAACTTAGACTCTTGATTTTTAGCAGCATCGCCTACTTTTCCAAGTTCGGATGTGGCTTGATCTACTGCGCTAGTAAGGTTTCCAAGAGCGACTTGGATGTCAATATTTAATGGAGGGATATCGCCTGCCACTCTAAACCCCCATCGCTGCTCTTAGAAATCCTGATGCGATTATCTGCGCTTTACCCGTTGCGATGAGATTGTCACGCGCAGGAGTCATATATGGGTATTTTACCCCATTCCAATTAGATGAGCCTTGTTCTACTGCTCTGGCGTATTCAGCACCGGATTCAACGCTTGCGACATAAGTGCCAAATCCTTGATGCCTAA